CTTTAGCTTGCTATGCATTACCACAAACAATAGGAGGTGTTTAAATGTTAACACGATTTACTTGTAATTCTACAAATAATGGAATGACAGGATTTTTTAATGCTATTATTGCTACTGCTACAGCAGGTGCAGGAACTACACCATCTACACCAACAGGTTGTAACACTTTTGAAGTACTAGGAAATACTGTCGCAGGGGGGTGGACAAAAATAGCACCTTCAGGAAATGTAGATGCAAACACGGCTACAGTATCTTTATGTGCTGCTTCACCTAAAGCTTTTACAGATGGAACTAAAAAGTTTGTAAAATTTGTTGCAGGTGCTGCTTATCCTAGTGTTGTAGCTCATGGTGTAATAAAACCATATGTGGGGAGAGCAAATTCATCTAATGTTGAACTAGATTCAACTGCTCAAGCACATACTACTTATACAACCTCTAGTAGTAGTAGTAATCAAAGATATTCATGGAATGTTCGCCGCGCTCCGTATTACAATAACACAGCTATGACAGGTGGTACAAATTCTTATTTGGCAGGAGATTTTATGGTTGCAGCTACAGCAGAGTATATATGGGTATTTTGGGGACCGGTTTATAATAATTCAAGTGGTTGGGAACGTACTGCAGGATACTATACTTTGTGGGGTTGTGCTGATCACACACGAGGTTATAATTGGGAATATGCACCTAACTCTCCACATTGCCCGTGGTATTCTATTGGTATATATCAAAGAGTTGATAGTTCTCCTCATAATACCACTAGTCAATATAGATATATAAATGGATATTATATGGTTGGTCAGTTAGGATATCATAGGCATGTAGATTTTACAGATAATGCTAATAACTCATTAATGTCAGCAGCAAGTTATTCAGGAAATTATTATAGTGCTTTTACTCACTATGATACGACTACTACAGGATATTTCCATGAATATGATTCAACTAATTATGGTACTTCTGTAACATATCACAATGCAGATAGTCTTATAGAAGGTGATGCAAACTTGAAGATGCATGCAAATACGAGAGATTATGACAATAGTGGCAATGCTGTTTTATCTATTAACCCACTTATAGTAGGAAAGCCTGCAGGAGGAAGACCTTATAGGGAAATCAAAGGTATAAAGGCTATAGGATGGATGGATGATACTTTAACAAACACAAATGCTCTTCCTTATCATATGACAGATATACAAAGTAATGATAATACTCCTAAAAATTATAGATGTTTTTTAGCAGGTGGTAAAATGTTATGGGGATTGGAAAAGGTGTAAATTATGACAGCTTATAATTCAGGTGCTTTTACTTACACATCACAGACAGGAACATCAAATCATGCTTTCTATGTTTTTCCTAATCCATCAACACAAAATAGTTTTTTTGAATCGATAGATACAGCTATTATATCTCCTTTTAACCAAACATCTCAAACAGGAATATCAAATCATGCTTTCTATAGACCACCTCTTGCTGCTTTACCTGAGGTAGCAGGATCACGAAAACAAAGTTGGGGAACTTTTGGGTAGATGCTAGGACATTCACCTCTCGCTACACAACCTTATGGTGCAGGTCATCAGCATTTAAATGCAACTGTTAATCTATCTGCATTTAGTCCTTTAGCATTGTCTTTAGGCACAATAGGAATAGAGATATCTAAAAATGTAGATGCTCCATCTTTATTAGCTACATTATCTGTAGGAACATTATTATTTGAAGGTGACGCAAATGTAGTACTAACTAATGCAGTAGCTACATACGACACGAATACATACGATCATGCATCTTCTACATACTCTCAAGCATCGTTTATACCAACAGGGCAACTACAATTAGGTTTAATCAGTACTTCAGGAACTGCAAGTTTAACTCTTCCTAGTTTTGCATTAAGTTTATCAGATGGTTTAGATGCAGTAACAACAGTAGGAACTGCTAATGTTACACTTACAACAAATGTAGCAAGTTTAAGTTTAGGCACAGTATCTGTAGAAGGTACAGCTAATCTTGTTTTACCAACATTTGAGTTAACAACAAGTTTTAATCAGCCTAGTATAATTGGTACAGCTAATGTTTCAATAAGTGGTTTTGCGTTACAATTAACATCTTCATTAGATGATGTAATTATTACTACCATTAATCAAGATGACTATGCAAAAGATAGAACAGTATTTGTGTCTTATAGAGGACATAATATTAATAGTTCAAATAATGTATCAAGTCAATTACGAACTATAGTAATACCTACAAGAAAACACATTGTTAAAGCAACAAGTATTGTTGATGATCAAAATAGAACTATTATTATTCCACCTAGAAGTCATATAGTTAGAACAACAAAAATAGCAGCGTAAAGGATATAAAATGTCATTTAAATTTCCATCAAAAGATCCTGATGAAACACTAGACTACAGTATGGATTGGTCTAGATTCTTAGGCTATGACCATGCGACTAATTCAGGATCAACCATCGTAGCAAATTTATGGTTTATTGATGATGCAAGTGGTGTAAAAACACAAATTAGTACTACAGAAAATACAACAGTAAATGGAATTACTACAATTTTTGGTGGCATATTAAGAGATAGTACAAATACTGTATGTACAATACGATTAAGTAGTGGAACAAATAATGTTACTTACAAGATAACTAGTCAGATAACAGATAGCACAGGACTAGTATCTGAACGTGTAGCAAAATTACGTATTAAGGAAAACTAATATGGCATATAATTATTTAGATTTAGTTAATGAGATCAATAGAAGATTGAATGAAGTAGAACTTTCTACTACTAACTTTTTATCAGCTAAAGGTTTTTATGAAACAGCAAAGGATGCTCTTAATTCTTCTATTCGACATATTAATCACGAAGAGTTTAGCTGGCCGTGGAATCATAGGGAACAAGAAGAAGTGCTTTCAGCAGGTATAGTTAGATATCCATATCCTGAAGATGCTAAACTTATAAACATGGATAGTTTTCGTATCAAGAAAAATACAACACTTAATGTAGAAACTAAAAAGTTAAAGGCATTAGATTATCAAGAATATTTAGAAACGTATGTAGATCACGAATACAATACTAGCACAGGCATTAGAACTGTACCTAGACATATAGTTAGAACACCTAGTCAAGAGTTTGTATTTATACCTAGTCCTGATAAAGCATATGAAGTTGTTTATGAATATTATCAGAATCCTGTTGTATTAGAACAAGCTAGTGATGTACCTACAATACCACAAGAGTTTAGACATGTTATTGTAGATGGTGCAATGTTTTATGCTTATCAATTTAGAGGAGATACGCAATCAGCACAGATATCACAACAAAAATTTGAACAAGGTATTAAGTACATGAGGAGTCTTTATATCAATAGATATGACTATTTAAGATCTTCTATGATTGTACATACGAGTGGGGTAAACAACGTATTGAGGGTATCGTAAATGGCTACTGATTGGCAAACATTTCCTGTAGAGTTTAAAGGTGGTCTAATATCTAATTTAAGTCCTTTGCAACATGGTACAAATGCAATAGGTAGTGCTACAATTTTACAGAACTTTGAACCATCTTTATCAGGTGGTTACAGCAAAATAAAAGGGTATCAAAAATTTAATTCAGCTCTAGTGCCTATAAAAGATGCGTCAGGCAACGTGATAGGTAGTCCTAATGATAATCAAAAGCGTATTCAGTTAGTTGCATGTGTAAGCAATGGATACACGGCTTTAGTTGCAAGAAATGATAAATATTATGTTGTTGATAGTAGTAACATAACGCAAGCTCATGCGGATAATGCAACAAATGTAGCACAAAGAAGTACTACATCAGGTGGTAAGATACGATTTGTTAATTACAATTTTGGTGCAGGTGAAAAGACTATTATAGTAGATGGTGTTAATTCAATTGCATATTACGATGGATCACAATCTATAGGCAGTCGTGTAACATTTTCTGATGAAACAAATGCAGCTTTTTCAGGAACTATAGGTACAAAGTTTGCAGTCGCATTTAAAAATCACATAGTTTTAGGTAAAACAAATAAAGTGATTATAGGCTCTATTGGTGTTGATAATGATTTTAACAATGCAGGTGCGGGTGTAATAGAGATAAATGTAAAAGATACAATAACAGGTTTAATTGTATTTAGAGAACAGATTATTGTGTTTACAAAAAATACAATACAGAAAATAACAGGAACAAGTGTTTCAGATTTTAAGCTTTCAGCTATTACAGATGATATCGGTTGTATTAGAGAAGATACAGTACAAGAAGTTGGTGGTGACGTTTTATTCGTAGCACCAGATGGTATTAGATCATTAGCAGCTACAGATAAGATTGGTGATTTTGGACTAGATGTTGCATCAAAACCAATAAAGAAAGATGTAGACAGTCTATTAGGCACTAGCTTTGATTCTTTAATTTTGCGTGAAAAAGGACAGTATAGATTATTTGCATATAATCAAGGGTATACTTCAGGCGAATCAGAAGGTCTACTAGCTACAAAATTTATCGATCAAGGTGGTACAGGTTTAAATTGGGCAACACTACGAGGTATAAAATCATTTACATCTGATTCTAGATATTATGGTGCTTTTAATTCGGTTGGAGAATTAATACTATTTGCAAATGAAGATGGCTATATTTATCAATTAGAAATTACAAATGGTTTTGATGGCACTAGTATTAAAGGTATTTATGAATCACCATATATGCCAATACAAGATCCAACTATAAGAAAAACATTTTATAAGTGTGGTCTATATTTAGATCCAGAAGGTGCTATAACGGCACAATTGCAAATTAAGTATGATCAAGAAGGATCAGGTGTTGTACAGCCAAATGCTATAGATGTAGTAACTACAGGTGTTGGTTCTGTTTTATATAACTCATCTTCATCCACATATGATTCAGATACATATAGTACAGAACTTAATAAATTATACAATAATAACATTATAGGTTCAGGTAAAACAATTGCAATACGAATAGAAGAAGAGTCAACTAACCCACCATTTAGACTAGACACGGCTGTTCTAGAATACAGCACAGAAACAAGACAATAGAAAGGAACATAGATAATGGGAAATACATATCAGGTTAGAACAGTCACGCAGAATGGGGTGGGATTGCCTACATCTGGTGGCATTATCAAAGAAGAGCATATTAATGATGAGCTTACAACTATTATAGCAGCATTTAATGCTACAACAGGGCATTCTCATAATGGTACAGATAGTGCTAGAGTTTCAGTTATAGGACCGGCAGGACAATACAGTACAGATGCAAATGCTTTTTTTGCTACTAGTTCAGCATCAGTAGGACTAGGTAAAACAGGAAATGTGTGGAAAGATTTACACATTGATAATGTAGTTATTGATGGTAGCACTATATCAACTATAGGAACTAATACAGATTTAACTATAACTCCTGTAGGTACAGGTAGTGTTATTATTGCAGAGGGCGATTTAAAAATTGGTTCTACTGCTGTTACATCAACTGCAGCTGAATTAAACATCTTAGCTGGTAAAAGTTTTCTTGATGAAGATAACATGGCATCTGATAGTGCAACAGGCA